TTTTTTAAACTTCCGGAGATGGCTCAAAGAAATAAGGAAGCGACAGAAGAGTTGAGCAACAAGGAAAACCAAGAACAACCGTTCAACGGTGGCATTGTCGTCTTCAATTACCAAGAAGACAGATTACAACTTTTATTCGACGAAAAACCATCTTTCGAGATTATTCAACAATTGAAAAAGAATGGATTCCGATGGAGTCCTCGATTTTCGAGTTGGCAAAGACAATTAACCAACAATGCAATTTACGCTACAAAACGACTTTTAAGAGAAAATAATCTTAATTGTCAATAACTTTTTACCAAAAAAGGTCTTTAATAACGACTAAAATAATAACTTTACATATAAAAGCAACACTTATAAAGCGTTATGGCGGAGAGGATAATCAGTCCACAGCGTTATCCTCTCGGCTTTTTAATAAAATCAAATATGGATGTTAAACTAAGTGAGTTAAAACAGAATAGCTCCAACCCAAGAAAGATTACAGATTTCTATTTATCAAAATTAATCGAAAGTATTTTGTCGTTTCCAGAAATGCTAAAGTTGCGCCCTATTGTAGTCAGAAATCAAACGATAATAGGAGGAAATCAAAGGTATAGGGCATTGATTAAAATATCGTCTTATTCAATTGATGAAATTGAGGATATTTTATTTGAAAATTATAAGTACCAGAATCTATCAAACAAAGAGCAGGATAAAATACTATCTTTTTGGAAGAAATGGCTGCCTAAACCTATAGTGCAAATAAAAAATGCTGACGAGGTTGAAAGCTATGCCGGAGGCATAGACCAATTAGCATATGATTTTGACGATGCGATAAACGACGAAAATATTGAAATTGACCCGGTCAAACTTAACAAGTTGAAATGTGGGTACATAGAGAGTGTGTTAAGTAAAGATGAGTATGAATGGCTGACCAATAGGTATAATGACTATTCAGGCAACTTAGAAATGTTTATCAAAGAAGTATTACTATGCAAGTAGATTTTAGAGAAATAACGCAAAATCCTATCAATCCGAGAAAAATAAGCAGAGATGGGATAGAGAAATTGAAGCTAAGCCTTTTGGTTTTCCCTAAGATGCTTAACGTTCGACCAATCATAATCAACGAGGATAAAGTTATACTGTGCGGAAATATGAGGCACAAGGCGTTACTCGAGATATTTGCGATGAATGGACAAGATATGCGCCAATTCATAATGAGAAGCGCCAAAGCCGAGTACGAAATTGATAAATCGATTGATTTTTGGGACAAATGGAAAAATAACCCAATAATTAGCGTCACAAAATCAGCCTTAACAAGTAAAGAAGAAAAAGAGTTAATCGTAAAAGACAATATCTCTTATGGCGAATTCGACAATGTCAAATTAGACGATTTCGCGAAAGATGAATTGTTTGATGTTGGATTATTTAAAGAGGAGGGTGATTCACTTTTGGAACCAACTCGTCCGGGAGCAAAATCGCGCTCTATTGAAAAATTGAGATTCGGGGAATATGATTTACCTATGAGTATGGATGAATATATTGAGTTGAAGGAGCTTTTTGATAATCACGTTGAAGAACAAGGGACGTCTTTTGGATTTATAACTACAATAATGAAAAAACATGGAGCTAATTGATATTTCTAAAATAAAACCGGCAGCATATAACCCGAGAAAATTGTCTGATAAAGCCTTTGAAGACTTAAAAGAAAGCATCTCGGAATTGGGATTTATTTTGCCTATTATAATAAACAAGTCAAATAATACAATCGTAGCCGGTCACCAAAGAACAAAGACGGCGAAGATTTTAGGTATAAACGAGGTTCCTTACTATTCGATTTCAGATGTTGATTTGAGAGACGAAATTTTATTTAACCAAGTACATAACGGGATAGAGTATGAGCCAGATAATAACGCTGCGTGTTTAGTCGATAACAATGGATTTTGCGTTTTGAAGCACTCTGAATTTGTGTCGTATGATTTTAATGCGTCAGTTGTAAAAGAAATGTGCAGGCTTATAATCAAGTATGGGGATGCATTGTGCGCCATTATTTGTGACGGAGAAGTTGTTTTTGGAAATAACTATATACGTGCTTGCAAGTCGCTCAACATAGACGTAAATTGCTCTTTCATTGAAAAAAGCAAAAAGGACAAACTAAAATATTATTTGAGTAAAAAATATGGCGTCTTCAATTATGAAAATATCACGAGGAGAGACTTTGTTCAAGGATTAGCCCAGCCAAACAGAGCTGGAGGCGTGGCATGGTCTCCATTGTATAGAACGGTTTTACCAGTCATAAATGGCATGAGTAAAGATATTCACATATTAGATTTTGGCTGCGGAAAAGGATTGTTTATAAATAAACTGAAAAAAGTTGCGGGATATAAGAATGCGATTGGTTTGGAGTTTTTCCATCATAACCAAAAAGGAATTTCAATAGAAAGAGGGAATAAACAAATAGACCGATTTATAGAAAGCATTAAAAGGAACGGATTGTTTGATGTGATAATTTGCGATGCCGTAATAAACAGTGTAAACACCCAAGAAGCCGAAAACGCAGTAATGGGTTGTTTAAATACGCTCCTTAAGCCGGGAGGCAAGGTGTTCTTTTCTGGAAGAAGGAGAGAATACATTGAAGATAAAAAGAAGTCAAAAAAAGCCGGAACATTAGAAAGGCATATTTATTTCTGTGATGACGATGGCTTGACAGCTGTTCTAAGAGAGGGGCAATGGTTTTTTCAAAAGTTTCTTTACGAAAAGCAAGTTGATAGGTTGATTGAAAAAAACAATTTTCTCCCATTTAACAGGTATATCAAAGCAGGGTATTTTGGAGTAGGGGCAACTAAATTAAGCGACATTTCGAAAGATGAAATGATAAGGTCGATAGATTATGAATTTAACTTAATGCTTCCAAATGGAATATCATATAATAGGTACGAAGAAGTTAAGAATCTTTTAAAAATAAACACATAACTATTTGTATATGAATTAAATAATTATTATATTTACACAATGGAAATAAAGAGATTAATATTAAAGAGAACGTACCGGATTGAATGGCTTCGGTGCATAACAGGCGTAGATTTAAGTAATCACTGCATGAAGTCATTCATTGGAATAAACATGAAAGAATTCAGAGGGTATAATAGAGAGTATTTCAATATCCCGATAAGGTCAGGCTATCAATATTATTACTTCTGTGCGGTTGATGAAAACTTTGTTTGGAAAAACAACATACATATCCCATTCAGAGAAAAGAAAGGCAGCGAGATAAAAATAAACAATGAGTTTGTGGATTGCCATATAATGGATGCGGAGTTGTTACCAATTTCAGATAAGTATATTGATTGGAGTTTGCCTCAATCAAAAGACCGGTATTTCAATACTTGTAGAAATTGGCAATTTGCTAATATGATTAAGAATTCATTTCCGTTACAAAGTAAATTATTTTAGCCATGGGGAAGAAAATGGGGCGTCCGAGCCTTTATAGAGGCGATGAGACTGATAGGCAGATTTATAAACTATGTTTGCTTGGCGCAACAGATAGCGAGATAGCTGATTTTATTGGAATTCAGGAAAGTACGCTAAACAATTGGAAAAAGATGTATCCTTCGTTTATGGAGTCCCTTAAAAAAGGGAAAAGCGTTGCGGATGGAAATGTCGCTTCAAAACTATATATTAGGGCGATAGGATACGAATTTGACGAGACAACCATTGAGCAATGCCCGGCAAGAAAAACGACTAAACATAAAACCACTACTAAGCATATTCCAGCATCAGAAACGGCTGCTATATTTTGGCTAAAAAACAGACGCCCTGACTTGTGGAGAGACAGGAGAGAAATAACCGGCAAAGATGGCGGGGATTTGATAAAGACAGCTGAATTAGATATTTCAAAATTCACGGATGAAGAAAGGAAGATATTGAAAAAAATAGGCGAAATGAGCTTTAATGACAAAGAGTGAAAAATATATTAAACTTGGTAGGGCTGTTCTTGCGGATGAATGCAAGAACAGTTTTTACACGTTTGTCAAAACGTTTTGGGATGTGATAAACGCGGAAGCATTCAAAGATAATTGGCATATAGGATTTTTGTGTGAAGAATTACAGGAACTGTCAGATTGCATCATAAACAGAACGCCTAAGCCGTATGACTTAATTATAAATATTTCTCCGGGTACTACTAAAAGCACAATTGTAACCATTATGTTTCATCCTTGGCTTTGGAGCATCGACCCAACGATACGCGTGATTACCAACTCATATTCGAGCGACCTTTCTATTGAACACTCTACTAAATCCAAAGATATTGTCATTTCCGACAAATACAGTGAATTATTCCCTGATGTAGAGATAAGGAGAGATAAGAGTGGAAAACAGCATTATGAAAATACTTTATCGGGCTTTAGGTTTGCAACATCCACAGGCTCATCGGTTACAGGATACCACGCTCATGTAATAATCAATGACGACCCGCAAAATCCAAAACAAGCAGGTTCAGAATTATTGCGACTTCAATCAATAGAGCATCTTAAAACACTATCATCGCGTAAAGTAGAAAAGGAAAACACACCAACGATAACAATTATGCAGCGTTTGCACGAGTTGGATGTCACCGGTCATTTGTTGTCGTTAAATTCCGAAAACATTCGGCATATATGTTTACCCGCAAAACTCTCCCCGAAGGTAAAGCCCACATCGGTAAGGTCTAAATATATAAATGGGTTCATGGATCCAGTAAGACTATCGGAATCTGTATTAAAAGAGGCTCTAATTGAATTAGGCTCTTTGGATTACTCTGGTCAATACGACCAAGACCCAATTGTAGCTGGCGGGTACATCGTGAAAGAGGATTGGTTTGGCGAAGTAAGTGTATCAGATTTCGAGTATCTGTACCAAAAAAATAATAAGCCGCCAATTTACTTTTTTGTAGATACAGCCTATACGGAAAAGCAAGAAAATGACCCGACTGGAATTATCGCGGCCGTTGAGTTAGAGAACAATCTTTACATTAAATCGGGAATAAAAGTAAAAAAAGAATTTCCCGATTTGGTTAAATTTTTACCTCAATGGGTTTTATCAAATGGGTACGATTGGAGAAGCAGTATCAGGATTGAGCCGAAAGCGAGCGGACTATCAGTTATACAGCAATTAAAAAGGCAAACAAAACTTAATGTAACTGAAACAAAAACGCCGACAGATAGTAAGGAAACTCGACTTCGCTCTAATAGTAGTATAGTTGAATCAGGCAGGGTTTACCTCGTAGATGGCTCATGGAACGAAGAATTCATATCAGAAGTATGTGGTTTTCCATCAAAGGCACATGACGAGTATGTTGATTTGCTAAACTATGCTATCGATTACTTCATAAATGATAAAACCAAACCTATTAATAAACAACAATTATTAGACGATTTCAGATGATACAAGAAATTTTCAAAGACAAAACAACAGGAGAGATCATTGATTTCCTGAAAAAGAAAACAGTGATTGTCCCGGAATGGGAAAAGCTTAAAGCAGAGTACGATTCAACAGAACACGAAATAATGACCGACAGGGTAAGTCGAAAAGACAGGAAAGGGGTAAAGGCTGCAAGGATCACCTATGGCGTGCAGAAGCTGGCCACAAGGCGAATGACGCAGATGGCGTTCACTATTCCTGCGAAAAGAACCTACAGGCATAACAATGAGTCTGAAAAGATTGAGCAGGCGAGAGCACTCGAAAAGCTTTACCAGAAAGTCAGAATCGACGCATTGAACAAAAAGCGATTCAAAGCTTATTTTGCTGCATGTGAAATCGCAACGATCTGGTATGTGGTGGAAAAACAAAACAAAGATTACGGTTTTGATTCAAAATTCAAACTGAGATCAGTCACATATTCCCCCATGGATGAGCGTTTCTCGAAAATGGAGCAGGCAAAGGTCTATCCATTATTTGACGATTACGGTGATATGATTGCTCTGAGCATCGAGTATAAAGTAAATGTAGATCAAAAAGTTATCACCTACTTTGAAACATATACTGCAGAAAAGAAGTATGTATGGAAAAGAGATTCTGGTGATTGGGAGGTAGTTAAAGGTCCGGCAAGCATTGCAATCGGAAAGATACCTGGAGCTTATATCAATCGCCCGGAGCCTATTTGGGAGGACCAGACGAATAATGGAAAGGAGATAGAATACACCTTGTCGAGACAAAGCGATATACTGAGAAGAAATACAGCACCGGTGATGAAAGTAACCGGAAAGCTTGTGGATTCAAGCAGTAAGCCGGAAGGTGATGTATCAAGAGAGGTTTATCAGTTTGAGGGTGATGGTAATGTGGATTATGTAAAACCCCCTATTGATCATGAAGCTGTAGAATCATTTATTAAGACCATGAAGGATAATATTTCCGAAGAATTACAGCTACCTTCACTTGCATTGAAGGATATAACAGGGGCCGGCTTGACGGAAGAGTCAAGGAAACAGTTATTGGTCGATGCACACTTGAAAGTAGGAGAGGAAGAAGGCGATATCATTGAATTTCTGAGCCGGGAATGCAACGTCCTGAAATCATTCTTGGGGTTGATGAATGCAAAGTGGAAAGATTCTATCAACGATCTTGAAGTAGAGCATGAGATCATCCCGTTTGTGATGAATAACGACAGCGCAGAAATTGAGAACCTTTCAAAAGCAACCGGAGGCAAGGCAATCATGAGCCAGCGTGTCGCCATCCAGAGAGCCGGATATGTAAGCGAGGAAGAAATCGATGCAGAGATCAAAAGGATTCAGGATGAAGAGTCGATGAGTGCGAATGTCGATCTATTTCAACCGACAGTTTGATAAAAAAGGTCGCTAATGGATATCAAATGGTAAGTAAAAAAGACTTGAAATGAGAGTGCATCAGTGAGCAGGTGAAACAATTTGTCAGATTATGTCAGTCAAAACAGATAACGAACATTATGCAAGGACTGAGAGATATGCGAAAGAAGTGCAGAATCTCTATTTCCAGATAGCGGACCATGTTGCCAGGATTTCGTCAACTCAGGCATTCAAGGCTGGCATTTTCACGTTCAAGGATTATCCTGTTTTGAACCGCATGATTGACAAACTGATTGATAGTCTGCGTAAATCAATGCTTGTGGTTATCAAATCCGGAATATCAAATGAATGGGACAATGCTAACGAGAACAATGATGCTCTTGTCAAGTATTTGAGTAGTAAAATCAATCTACCTGAAAAGAAATACCAGACGAGAAACCTTAAGGCGCTCGAAGCATTCCAGGGCAGGAAAATCAATGGCCTTGGGTTATCTGAACGAGTATGGAATTACGCTACTCAATATAAGACCGAATTAGAGCAAGCGTTGGACGTAGGAATCGCAGATGGTAGAAGTGCATCGCAATTGTCCAGAGATATCAGAGAGTACCTGAGAGAGCCTGAAAAACTGTTTAGACGTGTTCGAGATAAGAACGGTATTCTGAAACCATCCAAAAACGCTTTGAAGTACAATCCAGGAGGCGGCGTGTATCGAAGTTCATACAAAAACGCCATGCGTTTGACAAGGACTGAGATCAACCAGTCGTACAGGGAAGCGGACTATCTCCGTTGGCAGCAGATGGATTTCGTTGTGGGAATTGAAGTGAGACGATCAAATAGAGAGTACGCGTGTGATGTTTGCGAAAGTCTCAAAGGCAAATACCCGAAAACATTCAAGTTCACGCAGTGGCACCCGCAATGTAGATGCCACGCAATTAGCATTTTAGCAACTGAAAAGGAGCTTTTGGAAAGCATTGAAAACGACAAAGAGGTTCAATCAAAGAATGAGATCAAAGAGGTTCCAGATAACTTTAAAAACTGGATGAAAGAAAACGAAGATAGGGTTGTTCGAGCAAAAACACTTCCTTTCTTCATCCAGAATAATTTACAATTTGTCGATAGCAACACAATCAAAGAGCGAAGCATTCTTGAATTGATGGAAAAGTCTAAAAGTGCGGAAACATCTGTCAGTTCCTTGTCGAATTCAATAGCTGAAAAGTTCGGGGGCTATTCAACACCGGTTAATTTCAAGTCGTACGATTCAATTAAAAGAAAGGCTAACAGCGATTATAATGGAAACGTCAATAAG